GCGTTCACATAGAGCGCGGCGAGCATCGCGAAACCGTAGTCCGTGCGGAATCCGCCGATCGGCTCGAGCGCGTCATACGCCATCCACTCGGTGAGTTCGCGCGAGGACACGCGAGACTCGACCTCGGCGACCGTCATCCCGAGTGCGAGCGCGAGGCGGAAGAGGAACCGCCGGCACGCTCGCTCGGTCAGTTTCCCGTGATGCTCTCCACATCCTTCGCGCCCATGCCCGAGAGCCTCTGGGCGACCTCGAAGAGCGGGTCGATCACGCGAGCCGGGAGGCCCGCGACCTGATCGACATCGCCGTCGGCGAAGAGCCGCTTGCCGTCCGCGTCGCAGATGCACCGGACGAGGAGGCGCGCGCGGAGATTGACGAAGTTCATCTCGCGGTTAGTGCCCTTGCCGATGAAGCACGCGGCCTCGAACGAGTCGCGCTCGCCGGCCGTGAGGCCACGGATCGAGATCGGCTCGGCGATGCCGGGAATGGAAACCGCCTCCACGGGAATGGAGGCGGCGAGTGAAAGCACGAAGTCCTTCGATGCGGTCATGGTGTGGTGCTCCGAGATGTGCGAGGCGATCAGGTCGAGGAGGTAAAGCTGCCAGTCACGCGGACGGTGAGGTCGGCCTCGACCGCGCCATCGACTGCGGCCGAGACATTGAACGAAGTGACATAGCCCGAGAAGGCCAACTGGAAACCGCCCGTGCCCGTGTTCGGCCCAAACTGGATCCTGAAGTTGCGGTAGTCGGCACCGTTCGCGTAGGTCGCCGGGTTCAGCGCGCCGTTGTTCGATCCCGTGCCGAGAAGGCCGGCCGAATACGCGGGCGCGAAGAGCGTCACGGAGATCGTGCCCGAGTCCTTCGTGCCGCCGATGAACGACTTCACGCTAGCCGACAGAGCGGAGGTATCGATCTCGGCGATCGAGATCCCATCGACGGAGATCGACTTGATCTCGCCGACGGCGGTGAAGGTTGTCCCTCCAGATCCAACCGAGGTTGCGTATGAGAAGGTTGAGCCGGGTGCGACGATTGCCATGTGTTAGCTCCAGGTGATTGCGGTCGTGAGTTTGATCGTAGACGAAGCCTGCACGGCACCATCCTGCTCGGCCGAGATCGACAGGTTCGTGCAGATGCCGTTCGCGCTAGCGGTGAGTTGTGCTCCGGCGAAGTAGATGACGAACACGCTCGCGGTGGCATCTCCGCTGATCGGTTGGATCACCGATTGAATACTCGCGAAGTCCGACGGCGCGAAGAAGTCCACCGTGATAGTGCCAGACTCAAAAGCACCCATGATGTACGCCTTGTCGGTGCTCGTGAGACTGGTGATATCGATCTCGGTCAGCGAAGAGCCGCCGACGGAAATGCTAGTGACCTCACCGATGAGGACACCAGCCGCATAGAACTCCGTACCGTACGAGGAGAGTGCCATCGATTAGCTCCAGGTGATTGCGGTCGTGAGCTTGACGGTAGCGGACGCGGTCACGGCCCCGTCCTGCTCCGCCGAGATCGAGAGATTCGTGCAGATGCCATCAAAGGCAGCGTCGAGCGATCCGCCAGCAAACGCGATCGTGAAACTCGAAGCCGTCGCGTCGCCGCTCGCCGGGATCAGCGAGGCGGAAAAGTCCGCGTAGTTCGCCGGCGCGAAGAAGTCGATCGTGAGCGTGCCCGCTTCGAGCGCACCCATGATGTAGGACTTGTCCGTGCTCGTGAGGTTCGTGATGTCGATCTCGGTCAGCGAGGAACCACCGACAGAGATGTTCGTGACTTCGCCGACGGCCGTACCGCCGATGGAGAGCGTCGTGTTGTATGCGGAGAGTGCCATGCGGAGTACCTCGTTAGGAGTGCATCGAGACTACCTCTAGCGTCGCCAGATATAAACCGTGCGTGGCACCATCTGCGGGCGGTTGATAGTCGGTTTGGATCGTCGAGACCCGGCTCGACTTGACGGAAATCTTCACGACCCCGCCGGACGAGAAGTCCTGCGACCAGTCGGCGAAGATCGCTTGAGCCTTCTGGGCGATGTCCACGGAGACCTTCTTGTCGAGCGCGAGGCAATGGAGCGACACGCTCGACCGGGTGAGGGTCGGCACGCCCGAGAGCACCAGATACGGCGCGCTCGAGTTCAACTCGTACACGATCGCCGGGAGCGACCCGTTGTCCTCCCGGAGTTCGGGGTAGATCCGCACCGGGTGCGTGCCGATGATCGAGGTCAGGCTCGCCGTAGCGGCGACCTTGGCCTTGATCGCGGTCTCGATGTTCCAGACGGTTTGTGCACTCACGAGAGATCCTTACTGGGCGTGGACTTGATCCGGCCCCACTCGTTGATGAAGTCCGTGAACTCCTGCACCGCCGAAGCCTCGGCTCCCGGCTTGAGCCGCTTGAAGAGGCGGAAGAAGACCCACTTGCCGGGGATGTCCTTCTTTCCCTTCACCCATCCGCGCATCCGGCCCTTGCGGACGATCGAGAAGCCCTTCTCGATGAGCCGGCCGTAGAACGCCCCGCTCTTCCCGGTCACGCCGATGCGGCGACCGATGTAGAGCCGACGCTGCTTCGAGCCGAGCGGGATCACGGCGATCGCCGTCGAGACCTTCGAGCGCGCGAGACCTGGCGAGACCATGCGGCCACGCCTCATGTACGGCCACAATCGATCGCCGGGGAATCCCTTGTCCGTGTTCGTCGTGAGCGAGTTGATCTCGGAGCGCATGGCGGCGGCGATGCGCTCGAGCGTCCGAGTCGCCACGCGCTCGATCATCGCCTTCTTGAGATTGTCGTCGAGTTTCTTGAACGCCGCGACGAGTTCCTTCCCGCCGGACAGGTTCACGCTCTCGAAGAACTGCTGCGACATCACGCCACCTCCCGCACGGTCACGGTCACGGTCTGCTGCCGCGCGTCGTACTGCTCGATGCCGATGATCTCGAAGGTACGGGTGTCCGTCTGGAGGCGGGCCGTCACCGACAGAAGAGCGGCATCCTTCTCGCGCATCATAATCTCGTAGGAGCGTTGGTGTGTGACCTGCTCGCGCTCGACACCCTCGGCGGCAGATGTCCCTTTGAGGTAGCCCCAGACGATCGTGCCCACGCCGAGGAAGGTCGGCTCGAGCGAGCCGAACTCGTCGAGATCCGTCGTGCGGTTGAGCACGAGGAACGGCGTGCGCATCAGGCCGGAGCGGACTCGCCTCATGCCATCCTCGGGATCGAGTACATCCGAGCGAGCGACTCCACGCCATGCGGGACTTCGGTGAGCGCGGTCTCGCTCCCGGTCTCGCGGGCGATGTCGTACCAGTATGCGACCGACATCAGCACGGCCTGCCGGAGAGCCTGCGGGATCGCGCTAGCGGCCGCGCCGTAGCCGGCCGTATAGCCGATCGTCACGCTTGAGATGCCCGCGTAGACCCGCGTGCTCGGCCACGCCGAGATCGTGCTCGGGTTAATGACGATGCTGCTCGGGAGCCTCTGGCCCTCGAGCGTGTACGCGCCCGCGCTCAAGGTCTGCGTCGCGCCGGCCGTGTCCACATAGGTGATCGAGGAGACCGCCGAGACCTTGCCGGCCGGGAGGATGATCTCGTAGCCGCGCGGGAAGCGATCGAGCTTCAGCGTGTAGGTTCGGTTGACGAACGGGCGATTAGCCAGTCCCTCGACATAGTTCCTCGCCGCCACGATGAGCGAGGTGATGAGCGAGTCCTCGTCCGTGTGCGTCACTCGCAAGTGCGCCTTCGCCTCGGTAATCGTGACAGGCTCGACCGCCGGCGAGGTCGCCTCGACATTCGACAGGTAGGTCGCACCGTCAATCGCCAGCATCGCTCGCCTCCTTCGTCGCCTTGCGGAGCCGCACACGGCCACGCTCGGGAGTCTCGATCTTCGGCTCGTCGCGCTCGACCAAGCCGGACGCAATGTATCGCGCCGCGTCAGAATCTGGAATCTCGCAGCGCATACCTGCGGCGAACGCGCCTGCGCTCGTGACGAAGGACTTCAGTATGTGGACTCTCATGTGTGATCCGAAAAGAAGAGGGCGAGCCTTGCGGCCCGCCCTCGTTTCATCCGACCATCCACCTATTAGGTGTTGTCATCCTTCAGGGCGCGGAAGGCATCGGCGCGAACGACCTTCGCGTCGAGGCGCATCT